GCTCTATTCTGGTAACATCTTGAGCTTTCTGCTTCTCTTTTCTGTATCTTACATTTTCTCTAAGAAGCTCTAAATCCTCTATAGGATTAACTGTTCTGTGCTTGCAAGCCCCACATTGATAGCGTTGTTTATATTTATCAAATCCGCTTCTAGTTAAACCTCTATGGTAGCACTTAGGGCAAGCTAGCACTTTATTTAAGTATTCTTCAGATGACATAAGTTAATGTTTGACAGAAGATAGAAGCAACTAAAGAGATTTAATAATCTCACTTAGTTCATTTGCTCTATTAGGCGTTTGCTTCGCCCACCTAGAGTCTAGCATTTCTTTAGAAGCACTCTCCCACTCAGCGTTCTCTAAATAGCTTAAAGTTTTCTTGAATTTGCAGAAACCTCTAAATCCAAGCTGATAAGCCATATTTAACATAACATTCCTGACTTCTATAGGAGATGTTTTAAACCAATCAAATCTATCTTCAAATCTTTCTTCTAATGCTTGTAGTTTTTCTTTAAGGATTAATTCGCAAACATCCTCAGATAACTCTAAGTCTTTAATAGCAAAGCCGATTCCTATTGTATCTACACCAGCTGTGCATTTATATACTTTAGGTTTATAACCTTCGTGTATTTTTAATTGTTCAATAATGTCTTTCATAATGTTGTATTGTTCCGTCCAGTATTGATATTTATTTTGCAACTATCTTTTTTTCTATTAAAATTTCTTTCTTTCCAAATATTCTGTCGTAATTATCTTTGTATTGTTTGTCTAATAAATTAACACCATCTCTAATCCAATCTCCTTTACCAGCCCCCATTAAATCACCTTTTTTTCTAACAACTCTTTGCTTAGACATTATTTAGACTTCTTTTTAGATTTTTTTGGAGCAGAGTAAGCTTTAGGGCTTTTTAATCCTTCTACTCTTTCCCATTGCCCCGTGCTTAGTAAAAATTCTATTGTTTTGACATCATCGTCTTTATATTCTTTAATTTGACAATTATCTCCAGACGGGTTATTAACGCTTATTTTTTTTAAATATATCATAAATTCTCCAGTTTAAATAAGGGGGCAGGTTTCCCCACCCCCTTTAGTTTAATTAATCGTTAAGATTAACCAAGATTAACAAGATTTAATCCTCTTAAATCACCTGATTCATCAATCAACTTCATTCCGTAGATTATATCTGCTGTAACTTTAGTACCAAGATATGCAATGTCATATTGAGACTGCACTCTTACATCTTGTTGTGCTGCAAAAACACAAGCATCGCTTGGGTAAACTGCACCAATAGCAAGGTCGTTAGTAGTAGCTGTAGGAGCCGCAGCTGTGTGGAACACATTCATTCCGTACACTAAGCCAACTGCACCTGTTCTTAGTCCTTGACCTTCACCACTTGCATCTTGCCTGATAAAGTATTGAGCAATACCAGAGCTAGGATTTAACATATCTGCCAATAACAAATTGCTAATAGCCATAGAGCAATTATTTGGGTCAATATCTATTGCGTATAGATTTGCAAGAACAGACTCTAAAGTAGCCACTCCAAATGTATTGTTAGCACTTACATCTACTCTTGTTTGAAACCCATCAAGTTCTGTCCACATATCACTTTCTACCTGACGAGCTATAGACTCTCCCATCATTTTAGTATACTTTGACATAAGGTCAGAACTACTTTGAACTAATGCAAAATCTTCAAATAATTCAGGAACAACATAATGCTTGTCAATAGTTAAATTAACAGCCCCTGCTGTTGCAGCTGTGCTAAAATCAACGATAGTTGACTTTACTTTTGATACAGCAGCTTTAAGTGCAATCTTTGGAATGTGCACAGTATCTCCAGCCCCTCTTACTAATGCTGAATAGTCATCAACAGAGTTTGCTAGTTTATTAGTTTCTTTATAGAATTTATAAATGGGGTCGGCCCATATTTCAGGTATAAATTCTGCACCTGTGGTTTTATCTAAAAAAGCCATTTCTTCTCCTTTTCCTTGTTAGGAAATTTATTTTTTCATTCGTGCTTGAGCCGATTTAACAATATTTTCCCAGTTGTCTCGCAATTCATCAGGATTTAATTTTGTCCAATCCCTTGGCGTTTCCTTAAACCCTCTAGGATTACCAACAACTTCTGGAGCATTAGCTTTAGCACTATTAATTTTATTAGTAACAAATTCAAGAGTGTCTAAAGGTAAGCCTTGTAGAGACTCTCTTTCTTCTTCAGGATGTTTTTCTAATAAAGAAGCACGTCTTGTTTCTTCATATTTAGTCCATTTTTCATCATTAGCTGTCAAACTTTCAATCTTAGAAGATGCTTGTTCCCACAAGGTTTTATAATCTTCTATTTCTTTAAGTTTTTTTTCTTCTGATTTTGCTAGCGTCTTTTCCATTTCCGCTATACGAGCTTCTGCATCCTGCGCCCTTTTTCTATACTTTTTGCTTTCTGCTATTAAAGCACCATCATCAGGCGAACTTGCTGGTGTTTCTGGGGTAGATGGCTCACTTACTGTTTCGCTTTCTACTGTTTTTGTTTCTTCGGACATACTGCCCTCCTATTTAGTGTTTTTAAAAATAAATATACTATATCTTGTATATATCTTCTGCGATAAGTTAGATTATGTCAGATGTTTGTTGCAACATTTAATGAAAAATAATTTAAAAGAAGAATTAGAGTTTAAAGAATCTTGGTTTGATTTTATGGGTTATACTCCCCACAAAGGTCAAAGGAAGTTGCACTTTCCAACAAAAGACACTTCAAGATTTTTTGTAATGGTGTGTGGCAGAAGGTTTGGGAAAACAACTTGCTCTGCAATGGAGGCCACCTTTGTAGCTTCTCAGCCAAATAAAAGAATATGGTGCGTTGGATTATCTTATGATAAAGCGGACTTGATGTTTAGAGAGATTTGGCAAAAAATGGTTGTAGGACATCAAAATGATATTATAAGGGCCTCTGAAAAAGAAAGATATATAAAATTTAAATGGGGAACAGTAGTTGAAGGTAAGTCTGCTGATAACCCTGACTCATTAGTAGGAGAAGGTTTAGACCTTTTAATTATTGATGAGGCTGCAAAAGTAAAAAGAAAGATATGGGATATGTATTTATCCCCTACTTTATCAGATAGAAAAGGAAAAGCAATATTTATTACAACCCCTGAAGGATTTAATTGGGTTTATGATTTATACTTGCTAGGTCAGAAAGACAAGTTATGGGAATCGCACCAAGCACCATCTTGGGATAATCAATTTTCTTTTCCTGATGGGCAAAACGATGAGTTTATAGTTGAAAGGAAAAGAAATATGTCAACTGAATCGTTCGACCAAGAGTATGGTGCTAAGTTTACAACATTTGCAGGTCAAGTATATCCGTTTGACAGAAATTTAGATGTAGGTTACTTCCCATACAATCCAAATTATCCTACATTTTGTAGTGTAGATTTTGGATACAGGATGCCAGCAGTAGGCTGGTTTCAAACTCAAATGATTAATGGAGAGTGGCATATAAACGTAATTGATGAGATTATACACGAAAGGAATATTAAAACTGACGAACTTATTAAGCAGATTAAATCAAAACCTTACAATATTAGGGCTTACTATGGCGACCCTGCTGGAAAACAAGCTCAAGGTCAGTCAGGTATGGGGGATATAGAAATTTTTAGACAAAACGGAATCCAAATACAAACCATAAGAGATAAGGTGTCTAGAAACATATCTTCTGGAATTAGTCACGTAAGAGGATTTATTGAGAACGCTATGGGTAAGCGTTATTTGCATATAGATAAAAAATGCCAAGGTATAGCAGAAGATTTAGAAAATTATCGTTATCCAGAACATAAAGAGGGGGCCGATTTAAAGCAAGAACCTTTAAAAGATGGTTTTCACGACCACGGATGCGATATGATAAGATATTTTTTTATAAACAGATTTCCAATTAAACAGCAAGAACTAATAGTGAGGAAGAGATGACAGTCGAACAAATAATACAAGAATCAATACAAGAATTTAAACAGAATCAAGCTCAAGCAAGACGTAATCACGTAAGGAAGCTTATAGATTATTATTGTGGTTCAAATACTACGCAATATATATCTCAATATTTTGATGCTGACGCATTTAGAGAGATTCCTTGCTATGAAGCTAATTTTACAAAACGATTTATTAATAAAATGAGCCGAATATACACAGTAGGGGCCAATAGAAACGTAGGGAATGCTTATAGTAATTTAACTGTAATGAAAGACGCTAGAATGAAACATATAGAGAGAATGACACGTTTAGTTGGAAGCGTTGCTACTCAAGTTGTCTTTATAGACGGAGATATGCCTCACTTTGACTACAGACCTATTTATTATTTTGATGTTCATCTTGGAGACAACCCTTTTAAACCTGAAGCTATTACTTACCCTATTCTTATGAACTCTGACGATGTTTCTTATACAGATAAGTTGAAATATGCTTATTGGGATAAAGGTATTTATGCTTTATATGATGAAGATGGAACTATACTAGAAGAATATGAGCACGGTTATGGTGTCCTTCCATTTGTATTTACTCACAGAGAAAATCAATTAGATTCTTTCTTTGTAGATGGGGCAGACGATATAGTCTCTTGTAATGAGCACGTAAATATAACTATGACTGAGCTTCAGTTGGGGTTAAGATTTCAGATGTTTGGTCAGCCTTATGTTACGGGGCTTCAAGCCGACAAACGCTTAGAACGAGCTGGTTCCGACACCATATTAGACCTCCCAGAAGGCTCTGTGTTTGACATTGTTGCTCCAGAGGCTGACCTTCAGTCAGTAATAGAGACAGTCAAGTTTCAAGTTGACTTAGTTGCTCAAAATAACCACTTATATGTTCAATTTGCTCAAGATGGTGGAGAAGTCCCTAGCGGAATCGCTTTAAAAATCAAAGATTTAGAAAGATTTGAGGATTACCAAGACGATTTAGAGCTTTGGAAAATGTATGAACACGAATTATATCACGTTGAAAGAGAGATAGCTGATTATAATGGGATAAAATTACCAGAGGGTCTTAAAATAGACTTTAACGAGCCTGAGTATCCTAAGACAATGCAAGACCAGATACTTTGGGATAACCATAGATTGCAAAACAACTTAATAACACAAGCTAAGTTATTAGTAGAATATAATGATGACTTATCTGTAAAAGAAGCGGAGAAATTAATTGGCGAAAACAAACAACAAAACGAACAACAGTCAATCTTTGAAAGAATACGTCAGCAAAATCAAAAACCTCAAGGATAACATAAATATTGATTTAGATGGCGATATTGCCGATATTATACAAGACCCTAAAACTTGGGCTGAAAGCATTGCAGAGGCTATGATAGCTCAAAATGCCGAAAAATTAATTCAAGCAAGAAAACTAGGAGAGGAGTTTGCAAAAACAATAAATGAAACTTAAAATTGGCTCAACATTTAGCTTTCCAAAATTACTTAAGTACGTTAAGTCAGAGGAATTTGGCGACTTCATAAGCAACACTACTATGAATCCTATTATAAAAGCTTCCAAAGAAAAAATAATAACTGGAAAAGTAAGGCCTTTGCTAGAAAAATCAACAAGAGAGAGGAGAAGATATAAGAGCTCTAAATCTGTAAACACCCCTTTGTACGATACAGGGGCTCTATATAAGAGCCTTCAATTATCTGATGTTAGAATTAAAGGCGGAGTTTTAAAAGGTACTAAAGGAATAATGATGGAAAAGTACGGTATATACCATATTAATGGATTTATAGGAAGGGGCGGAAGCCCTGTCCCAAAAAGAGCCCCTGGACATAGAAACTTTTTAGTTTTTAAGTCTAGCGATAAAACTTCAAGCTTAATAATAAAAAAATTTAGAAAAATATTTAGCAGATTATCAAGATAATGGCAGAAGAACTACAGGAGATATTAAATGAAGCCCAACAAGAAGACGAAGGAGTTATCAACTTCTCAATGCTTGCGATTGCTTATTTCAGCTCTATCTTCGTTGAGCGAATTGAACAAGAAATTGCAATCCTTAGAGGAGCAGGTTTATCTGATGCAGGAATTATTAGAACCCTCTCAAACGACTTTTCCAATAATGGAAGAATCTTCGGAGAGTATAGTCGTGCCATTAAGCGAGGAATTGTACTCGGAATTATGCAAGGCTTTAGGGTCGGACAAGATGCCATTTATGGCGATAGCGTAAATTTTAGATGGGTTTCTGTAGGCTCTCCTAACGTGTGCCCTGATTGCGAAGAAAGAATAGACCAAGTATCTGCTTGGAACGATTGGGAGTCAGTAGGCGTTCCAGCTAGCGGGTTTTCAGTATGTAAAGAGAATTGTTATTGCCAATTAATCCCAGAAGACGTAGAAATAGAGAATCCTATTATTGTTCAGGGGTCTGAGGCTGAGTCGATTCGTTAATTTTTTCTTGCAAGGCTTTAAAAGCTACTTTTAATAAATATATTTGAGACATACACCAAACTATACCATCATCTCTATCTTTGTTGCTTTTCTTTTTCTTTGATTTCATTTATCCAATCCTTTTTCTGTGCAGGAGTAGGTCTTCTAGCAGGTAATGGTTCTATTCCTACGTTCTTTGCTCTTTTTTTCCATTTATGCCACTCTCTACGCTTCTTATTATACTCTTCTCTATCGATGGCTTTCTTTAAGCTCTTTTTTTCTCTTATTATTCGTTTTTTTTGGTCTTCTTCCTTTCTTTCAGGTAATTCTTCCTCTAATCCCTCTATTTCAGGGATTGAATGTGCTATCTCCTCAATTTCAGCATCTTCATAATCTACTTCTACTTTATCTGCCTTTAAAAACTTCTCATAAGGGCTATCTACGGTTATATTTATATTTTTAACGAGCTTTCCACTATGTTCTAATAATAACCTCGCAGCTTGCACATTTCCAGCCTTAGCCTCACGTATCATAGCTTGCAGTACCGCAGGTATTTCTCCGCCGAATCCTACCATATACTTATCATAGATAGCATCAATAAAATTAGGATTCATTCTCCACTTACTTACTAGGGATAGAGAAACACCTAACTTATCAGCAACCTCTTGATTAGTTATATTAGGCTTGTTAACGTATAATTGAATAGCTTCTTGTATAATAGGTCTTTTTATTAAATCACTCATTTTAATGTCTTTCTTAAGTATTGTTCAATCCACCAGCATCTACCATTGTCAGAGGCTTTGTCGATAGCGTTCTTTAGCTTATTCCACCTTTTAGAGGAATGAGTCATCGTTAACGCCTTCGCCCCCTCCCTTTGGTTTAAAGGTGTCTTTTTCATCGTAGTTAAATATATTCCATATCGTAGTTCTTTTCCTACTTTTTTCTGGAACCTGGTATGGTAGTTCCTTTTTCTACTTTATGGGGAATGGGAACCCCACAGAATCATTATGCGTCATCCCTCCTACACCCCGAGGAGAATCGAGCTAAAGTAGTACTTTAAGTAGAATCTAGTTAAAGTGGTGCTTTAATTTGATATAGTTCTTATAAAAGATTGGAGCGGTGCGATAGTGCATAATTCAACATTTTTTAAGTGATATTAATTTATTCAATTTTAAGCAACGTAATATATTTAGTGTTACTCTATGTATCATTAGTATATGATTCGGCGGAATTTCGGCTATATTGATTCAAATTTGATATTCTGTTCAATGATTCGAGTTTGTTTTCTCTTACTTGTTCTATAGTATCATTTTAATATGATTTGGCGGAATA